TGCGAGGTTGTTATGAAACAATTAATACAAACAATTCAATTCCTGGTAGCCGCCGCAGCTTTGTTTATGCTGTTTTATTTCAGCTACCTCATAGCCATAAGCTTAGGCGCTGTAATGCTGCCATTGTTCGCTTTAATAGCAATTATTGTCGTGTTATTCGCTAAAGCTCAACACAACCAGCAGGGGGATCAATGATTTGGCTGTCAAGACTATTAACCGCCGTAGAAATACTACTTCTAATAAAAGCGATCCAGAAAAAACAAGCACAAGACACGGACTTATCAACAGCAAAGGACGTATCACCGGATGCTTTTACGTGCGAAACGACGGAACCCATATCGAATATGAACTCGCAACCGACCCACCAGAGGCTGCTTTTTGGTCAACCTACCGCCTCAAACCAGCACATATCAAAGTGGTGGGAAACTATGACCGAGCTCAAAAAACGGCTTTCGCGCGCGAAATCTGTAACAGCATCGTGGAGCATGAAAAGCCAGCACCCAAAGAAAAACCACGAAAAATAAGGAGACGACCATGATGGCGATCCGGCTTATTGCCCTGCTGTATTTATTACGGGAGCAAAAATTTGACGCCCAACTATTGAATTGTTCAGACGACTGTATTAGTGTCACTAATACATAGCTGCGTCAGGAGGACCAATGCGGATCAAAGTCGAGATTCACCTCGATGACTATGAATGGGATGGCCGCACTCTCCTTATAAAACTTGTGCCTTCTGATTACGTCGAAGGCGAAGACCCTGACCCCGAAGAATTCATTATTGAAGAACCTGAAACCAAACTAAAAGTAATTGGCAAAAAATCATGAGACATAACACATGCAAAAACCATTTGAACACCAAGCAACAACAACCCAGTTTATTCTCAATAACCCCCGAGTTCTCATCACAAGCGATCCCGGCACAGGCAAAACACGTTCTGTACTCGACGCTTACGCCCAACGGTGTGAAGGTAGGCTTCTCGTCCTTGCCCCACTCAGCATTCTCGCTGCCAGTTGGGGAGACGATTGCGCCAAGTTCCAACCCGGACTGAAATACGCTGTCGCATACGCACGTAATCGTGCCGACGCATTTAAGTCAGATGCAGATATCGTCATCACAAATCATGACGCCGTTAAGTGGCTCATAAAAAACAAACAATACTTAGACGGCTTCGACACACTGTGTATCGACGAGTTTACTGCGTTCAAAAACAAAGACAGCCAACGCAGTAAAGCTGCAGCTCGTCTTGCTGAGCACTTCGAATACCGCATTGCCATGTCGGGCACACCAAACAGCAACACTATTCTCGACATTTGGCACCCGACTTTGCTTGTTGACGACGGTGAACGACTAGGCAAACGCTTCTACGGATTCCGCAGCGCTGTATGCACACCTCAGTTCAACGGCTTTGCAAATGTCTGGGTAGACAAGCCGGAAGCACAAGAAATGGTTGCCGCTGCTATTAAAGACATCAACGTGCGTTACACACTTGAAGACTGTATCGACATGCCCGAGCAGTCAGTTAACACCATGTACGTTGACCTACCACCTAAGATCCTGCAGCAATACAACACCCTGGCGGAAGATTCCGTGCTGTATACCGGTAAGGGCACTATTAACGCTATCCATGCAGGCGCTAAGGTAAAAAAGCTGCTGCAGCTGTGTACCGGTGCTGTATACGATGACCATGGATCATCGCTCATGGTTCATGATGCACGATACGAGCTTGTTATGGACCTTATACAAGCACGCGACCACAGCCTGGTGGCATTCAACTGGCGTCATGAACGCGAAAAGTTAACCGAGCTTTCTAAAAAAGCCGGTATCAAATACGACTTTATCGACGGCAGTACTCCTGCCAAAAAACGCAAAGACATCGTTGACCGCATGCAAGCAGGTCAGCTGCAAGTTGTGTTTGCACACCCACAATCTGCTGGTCACGGACTCACTCTTACCCGTGCTACATCTGTTATTTGGGCATCACCCACGTACAACGCTGAGCACTATCAGCAGTTCAACCGTCGTATCTACCGTGCCGGTCAAACTAAAAAGACTGAGGTAATACAGATCGCTGCTCGCGACACTTGGGAACCTGATGTCTACGAAAAGCTTCAAGACAAACTTGGACGAATGGAAGACCTATTAAGCGTACTTAACAAACTCAACGAACTAAGGAAAACAGCATGAACTTAGGTGAACTCATCGACGCACGCGTCAAAAACAAACAACAGATTGACCAGCTCAACTCGCAACTCAAAGAACTCAATAAAGAGAAGCAAGATCTCGACTGGCAATGCATCCGCAACTTGGATGAACAAGGCTCTACAAAGGGTGGTAACTCTGCAGCCAACATTTCTGTCACCGAAGATACTGTGCCCGAAGTCTATGACTGGGAACAATTCTTCGAATGGCTCAGCGAAACCAGCAACTTTGAAGTATTACAACGTCGGCTGTCTAGTACCGCATGCAAAGAACTGTGGGCTATGGGCGTTGACATCCCTGGAGTAAAACAGCGAGAACTTCGCAAACTATCAATCCGTTTAATCTAACCTTGAGGTATTAGCATGACTAATTTAGCAATCAAACTTGACGACAAAGTACCAGCACACATCAAACTGGATGGCATCGGTCGTGGCAACGAAAACGTAGGGCAAAACATTATTGTCCCCCGGATCAAGTTGCTGCAAAAAATGTCGAACGAAGTCGACAAACACCACAAAGAGCACATTGCAGGTGCCGAAGTTGGTGACTTTATCAACACCCTAACTAAGCAAGTCATGTCAGAGATCTACTGTTTGTCTCTTACTTTCAAAGTTGAGTGGGCCGTATGGCGCAACATGGAAGTAGGCGGCGGTTACGGTGGCAGCTTTGACAACGAGCAAGCAGCCAAAGAGTGTGTTTCCTCCCAAGAGGTTCCCGAAGAGTGGGACATCAAAGAGAACCACGCGCACCTGCTGCTGATCAAAAACCCTGAAACTGGAGAACTTGACACTACCCCCGTCATTTTCGACTTCACGGGCTCAAAACTAGCAACATCAAGGGCTTGGAATAGCAAGATCGCGCTTCAGGGCGGAGATCGATTTGCTTCTTTGTGGAAGATTTCTTCCAAATCAGTCGAAAGCAAGAGCGGGTTCAGTTACATGAATATCGACCTTGACCTTCAAGGCTGGGCTCAAAAGGAAGACTACGAGGTAGCAGAAGCTCTGTATGAGCAGTACAACACCTCTACCTTCGCGTAAGGATGCATGAACGAGCACGGCTTTATTAAAGCCGTGCATCGGCATCTCTCACCTGAAGTGTATCGCTGGAAAATCCACGATACCTATACCGGCGGCGTCCCTGACGCTTTTTATATGGGACCCGCTGGTTCCCTTTGGGTTGAGTACAAATATGCCACATTGCCTAAAAGAAGCACTACGGTTGTTACCTTTGGCTTATCGCAATTACAGATAGCCTGGTTGACAAAGGCCCAAATGTGCGGACAATTAGCTGTGGTAATTGTCGGTTTTGAGCGGTCAGCAGTGGTTGTGACAGACCCCCAGCTTTTTAAAGGCATAACAAAAACTCAGCTTCAAGATGAAGCGCTTTCCTTTCAATTAACTGCTGATTGGATAGAGAGTCACGTAATATCAAGAGGATATACCCGTGGCAACAAAAAACTTACCAATTGCAGTACGTAACCTTCGAAAAATATGGGACACCAAAAAAGACAAATTCGAAGTCACACAAGTACAAGCAGCCAAAAAACTAGGCTGGACCCAAGGCGCGTTTAGTCAATACCTAAATAATCTTACAGAGCTACATGCTGACGCCGTCGCTAAGCTCGCTAACTTTTTAGAAGTTGATCCCCACGAAATTGATCCAAACTATAATCCCGTAGAAGCAGAGCGGTTCCGCGTGCCTGTTACTTGGGTACATGGCGGAACTTTACGTATCAGCGAAGAAACACAATATCGACGACGCGTTATTGGATCTGTATTTGACGAACAATACCAAGCCGTATGCGGCGTCAGACTCGAAAAAGACTTACCGCCGCTCGGCTATGCGGGCCAACTAATACTATGCTACGACTTAATAAAATGCTCTAAACCAAAACTCAGAACAGGTAGTCGTACTCCCCAGTGGGTAATAATCAAAAAGAAAAAAAGCAACTGTTTAGAAGTCGTTGAATGGGGCGATAAAACGCCCAAAAATCAACTAGATACAAAACTACTCCCAATCGTCTCATATTTAATTAACTAGTCTTGCATTAGCGAAAATTTTTGGTAATGTTTGCATATTAGTCTTTCTAATAAATCTACATGAGGTAGCAATGTCAGACGCAGTTCAGCGCCCTCCCCACTACAACAACGGCAGCATCGAGTGCATCACTGCAATCGAGGCGTCCATGTCTTTTGCTGAGTGGCAAGGCTATCTAAAAGGCAACTGCATGAAGTACCTATGGCGTTACCAATACAAAGGTAAACCTCTTGAAGATTTACAAAAGGCTAAGTGGTACTTAGAAAAACTAATAAACGCCCAGGAGGAAGCACATGGGTCTTAACACAATACAAAACTGGCTAAATGAGTCAGGCGATTCAGGATACCCAATAAACGTCGGATTTTACACCCAAAACCACGGACCTTGGTTTATAGAAATTCGTGGAGGTAGATATTGATGGAACAGCTTTTAGTACAGAAATACGGTCCACTCATGGACCTGCCAGAAGTAGCTGAGCTGTTTAAGCTTGAGCCTAAATCAATTTACCAACAAATTTATCGGGGCAAACTTGATGTGCCGCACATCAAGCACGGGAAAAAATACTTATTCCCTACCCCTGAAGTAGCTAGTTACTTAGAATCCAAAATTACTAACTACCCAGAGTCCGCTCTTTAGCAGCCAACACTTCCCCAGGCTTTAACTGTGTGTAGCGCTTTAAGGTGTCCCAAGACTTGTGCCCGGACACCAGCGCTACTTGCTCTATAGACAGACCACTCTCAAACAACCGACTACAAGCTTCATGTCGAAGGTCATGAAAATGCAAATCCCCGCAGCCCGCCAGCTGTGCTACATCCGCAAACTTATCTGACACAGCACCAGCAGTAGCCACCTGGCAAAAGACTCTTCCCCGCTGCTTGCTGCATAACCATAAACCATGAAGCAGGGTCCATGTCTCATGGAACATGGGGATTGTTTCATCGTTACCTTCTTTCTCATGAGGATCTTTGCGATCACGGATCGTAAGTGTGCGATTCTCAAAGTCCACGTCTTCCCACGTCTGCCGATGAATCTCCCCTAGACGCATAGCATTGTGGACGGCAATAACAATGAAGTGTGAGATCCAGTGCCCTTTGGCTGCTTCCATAAGCTTTTCGTACTCACCAGAGGCAAGCCTCCGTGCACGCTTGCGACTAGGACCCACCAACTTCATC